ACGGACCCCGGAGGGCGAACGGACAAGAGTCGGTGACCATGCACAACGGAGGGTCGTATCGGATTGTCGCCCCCCGCGCCGACGCCCCCCGAGGCCGGACCGCCGACCTGATCATCCTCGACGAGGTCCGCGAGTACTCCTCCGACGAGTTCGTCGCCGCCATCCTCCCCACGTTGAACACGTCCGCGGACCCTCAAGTTTGGTACGCCTCCAACGCCGGGGACCCCGACTCGGTGGTCCTAAACGACCTCCGCCGGCGCGGTCTCGCCGACGACCCGTCCCTCGCCTGGCTTGAATGGTCCGCCGACCCCTCCCTCGACGACGACGACCCCGAGGCATGGTCTCAAGCGAACCCGTCCCTCGGGATCCTCATCGCCCCGGAACGGATCGCCCATCTCCAAAAGACTCTCAGCCCGGAACGTTTCCAAACCGAGGTCCTCTGCCGTTGGGTCGCCGTCTCGGGGACCCGGGCGATCCCCGCCGACCTTTGGGACGCCGCCGCCGACCCGAACCTCGCCGGACCGTCGGCCGCATACCGTCCCGTCGTCTCGATCGACGCCGACCCCGACCGTCTCGCCGTCGCCGTCTCCGCGGCGTGGATCCTCTCCGACGGTCGGATCGGTACCGACCTCGTCTACTACTCGCCGACGTTGGTCGGAGCCGAATCCGAGGTCCGTCGGGTCGTCGACGATCTCGCCCCTCGTCTCGTCGGATTCGACCCTTGGACCGCCCAGACCCTCGCCGACGCTCTCGGAGGCCGGTATCCGACCGAGGCGGTCACCGGTCGGAATTGGGTCGCCGCCTCCCAACATCTCCTCGACCTGCTCACCGGGGACCGTCTCCGTCACTACGGACGGACCGCCCTCTCCACTCAACTCGCTCACGCCGAACGCCGGTCGTCGGTGGAGGGGCGTTGGTGGATCGCCCGGGGAGCCGAACCGATCCCGGGAGTGACCTCGACCGCCCGCGCGGTCTACCTAGCGTCGAGGCCTCGACCGGTCCCCGCCATCCACTAGAACAACGTGACTAGACCCCTCGCACGCCTGGGAGTATCTTCCAGGTCATGGGAAAGTTCCGGGATTGGCTACTCGACGCGGAGCCTCCCTCGGACCTCCGGACCTCCCTCGACCCTCCCCCCCCGCCGGTCGAATATCAGATCGAGTCGATCGAGTTGGCTCAGCTCCTCGGCAACCTCGACGCCGAGACCCTCCCCGCCGTATACGCCGCCGTCGATCTGATCTCCGCCTCGGTGGCCCGTCTCGGATTCGACGAGGAGACCCGTCTCTCCCGCCGTCCCGACCCGTTCGTAACCAGATTCGACTTTTTCTTCGAGACGACATGGTCTCTCGCCGCCTCCGGTAACGCCTATTGGCGTCAGACCCGCACCGAACGCGGCGTCGACTCTCTAGAGGTCCTCGACCCGTCCGCGGTCGTCGTCCGCCTCGACGAAAGGTCGCGTCGGCGGAGGGTCTACGAGTACGAGGGGGAGCGGGTCGACCGGATCTCTCATCTCCGTTTCCATCCCCGTCCCGGACGTCTCTTGGGACTGTCACCGATCGAGGCCTCCCGGACGACATGGAACGGGGCGGTCTACGCCGAGAGGTACGCCTCGAAAACCTACGCCGAGTCGGGGATCCCCTCGGGAGTGTTGAAAGCCGAATATGAGCTCACCGACGCCGAGTCGACCCGTCTCAAACAGCAATGGACCGCCGCCCGATCGGGAGCACGTTCGACCGCGGTCCTCTCCGGGGGGATCACCTACGAGGGGATTGCTCTCTCCCTCGTCGACCTCCAATTTCTCGACGCCCGGGCGTCGACCGCCCTCGACGTCGCCCGGATCTTTCATATCCCCGCCGACCTACTGGAGGTCGCCGTCTCCGGGTCGTCTCTCACCTATCAGAATCTGGCCGAGGTCGGAGCCGACCTCGTCCGTTGGTGCCTCGACGCCTACCTCCAGATCATCGAGGAGGCTTGGTCCCTCCTCCCCGGCGAACCCGCCGACCGGACGTTCGATACTCGTCCCCTCTACGCCGCCTCGGCGGAGACCCGGGCGAGGACGTTGGGTCTCCTCGTCGCCGCCGGAGCCGACCCGGGCGCCGCCGCCGCCGAAACCGAGTTCCGTCTCCCCATGAGTAGACCCGCCCCGATACCGGAGGCCTCCAATGTCTGACGAATTCACCCTCGACGTATCCGAGATCCTGGAGGTCCGATCCGAGGAGGAGAGGACCATCGAGGGACGGATCGTCCCCTACGGGATCCCGATCGAACACTCCCGGGGCGTCGAACAATTCGCCATGGGCGTCTTCGCGGAGGTCCATCCCGAGGACGTCCCCCTCCTATGGCATCACGACCCCCGGGAGCCGATCGGACGTATGACCGCCATCGTCGAACGAGACGACGGAGCCTATGGGACCTTCAAGGTCGCCGACACCGCCCGAGGCCGGGATTACATGGCTCTCGTCCGGGAGAAGGTCGTCGCCGGACTGTCGATCGGTTTCAACCCTGGCACATGGGACACCGAGAAAAACGGGACCCGAACTCACCGCCGCGTCGATCTACGCGAGGTCTCCGCGGTCACATATCCCGCCTATGCGGGAGCGCAAGTAACCGCCGTCCGTAACCGAGAGGAGAACTCGCAAATGCCGGACGAACTCGTCGCCGAGGCGACACCTACCACCACCACCGACGCCGAGGAGGCCTCCCCGGTCGAGGTCCGTACCGCCGACCTCGACGAGATCCGCGACGCGATCCGCGAGGTCCGCGCCGAACTCGCCGCCCCGACGAGGACCACCGACGAGGGACCCTCCGGTCTCGACGTTTTCTCCTACATGGTCGCCCTAGCGGCGAAAGCCGAGATCCCCTCCGAGTTGCGGGCGATCGCCGACGTCGTCGCCGACCTCGGGACGGGAGACGCCTCCGGTCTCACCCCCGACTACTACTGGGCCGCCGGATTGAAAGAGAACACCGACCGATCCCGGCCCCTGTTCGCCTCCGCCGGCGCGGCCCAATTCCCCGCCTACGGGAACTCTCTCGTCACTGGGAAAGTGACCCAAGAGCCGACGGGACAATCCGGGGTCGCCCAGAAAACCGCGATCACGACCACCGCCCTCCGGGTCGGCCCCGTCGAGTTCCCGATCGTCTGGCACAAGATCGCACTCGACATTGCGATCGAACTCGCCGAACAGGGGAACCCCGACGCTATCGGGGTCGCCTCCCGGGCAATGTTGCGCTGGTATGCGAAAGCGACCGACGTCGACGCTGCCACCAAGGCTCAAGCCGCCGCCGCCAACACGGGCGCGCCGTTCTCGGGTCTCGCGGATCTGGGAGCGATCGCCGGGGCGCTGGTCGCCGCCGGGCAGACCATCGAGGACGAGACCGGACTGTTCGGAGATATCGTCGCCCTCTCCCCCGAGAATTTCGGGGCGTTCTTGGCGATGACGGGAGCCTCCGGCCCCTGGGATTCTGACACTCCCCGGGATCTCACCCTCCGGTCGATCTCCTGGGCGGGATTCCGGATCTTCAGGGATCCCAATGTGACCGAGGGTCTCCAATACAACTCGGAGTCGTTCCGGGTCGGAGAGAAGAACCCGATCGCGGTCGCCGCGACCAACGTCGAGAAAATGGGATACGACCGCGGCTATATCGGAGCGACCGTCGTCGACCTTTGGGCCGAGGGGATCGTCGAACACGCGACATGACATTCCGGGAAACCGCGCGGGCGGTCCGGGAGGCCCTCGCCAAACCTCCCCCCGAGGAGGAGGAGACTCCGGCGAAAAAGGCTCCGGCGAAAAAGGGCTCAGCGAAAAAGGCTCCGGCGAAAAAGGGTAAGTAGGTGACCCTCGACGAACTCTTAGACCTCCTCCCCGACAATACCGAGGGTCTGATCGAACCGGTCGACCTCCGGACGATCGTCTCCGAGTTGTACTCCGCCGCCCACGTTTTCACCGAACGCTGGGCCTACGAGTACACCCCGGATACGTCGCCTCCGGCGACCGGGAAACTCAATATCGCTTGGGCGTTGGGAGCACAGACCCTCCGCCTCTCCGAGACCGCCGCCGACGGGACCCCGACCTCGTTCCGGGATACCACCGGAGGCCGGGTCGCCTTAAACGCTTCCGGACATGAGTTCCGGGGAACCGTCGACGGTCCCCCCGTCGACCAAGGGACATTCCGGGAGATCCCGGTCACCGTCGACGAACTCGTCGGAGGGGTCCCGGGGAATAACGTCCCGGTGAGTCTGTACATGATCGTCGAGGTCCCCTAAATGGGCGGGGCGTTCTCGGCGGGATTCTCCTCGGGGTTCGGAGGCGGAGCGGTCACCAACTCGGCTCAACTACGACAGGCGGTCTTATTGCTCGCCGGGAGGTTCTACCGGTCCGCCGACGCCCCGTTCGGGGTCGTCGGATCCGTCGACCTCGGGGTCGCCTACGTCCGGAAACGCCATCCCGACGTCGACGCCCTCTTGTACGGATACCGGGGGGCGATCCCCTCCTCCCAGACTTGGCCTACCGTCTCAGACCTCGCCGCCTCGGTCCTCAACGTCCCCGCCTCCGCCCTCACCCCCGAAAAACAGGATCTTTTGGCGCAAGCCCTCGACGCCGCCGTCGAATATGTGATCGCCCAGACCTCGCAAGCGTTCGGTGTCGCGTGAGCATCCGATCCGACCTCGCCGCCAAGATCGCCTCCGAGGTCGACGTCCCCGTCCTCGACTCGATTCACGACGGAATGCCGGTCCCCTCGATCGTCCTCTATCCCGCGTCGACGTTTCTCGACCGGGACGCCGAGACGTTCGGGGGTCTGGTCTGGTCTTGGGTGGCGACCATCCTCGTCGGACGGACCGACCTCGAAGGTCTGTACGACCGGGTCGAGGAGTTGATCTTGGGGATCGTCTCCTCGGGGATCGCCTCGAACGGGACGACCTGGTCGACGGGAGGCAACTACCGGACCGAGACGATCGCCGGGGTCGACTATGTCGCCGCCGACATGTATCTGACGACGAAAACGAACACGAAGGGAGCCGCGTAAATGGGCGCGCTAGTACTACATAATCCGACGATCACTCTCGACGAGGTCGTCGCCGGAGCACCGGCGGGAACCCCCGTCGACGTCTCATGTCATGTCGCCCGGGTCGAGATCACCGTCGACCAAGAGGAGAAAGACGTCCCCACGTTCTGTAATCCCGCCGGGATCGAATACGGACCCCCTACCTATGGCGCCGACGTCGATTGGCGTCTCGAAAACGGGGAGGGGACCGAGGCTCCGACCCATGAGGCGTTAGGTCCGTTCGTCGGGGCACTCGTCCTCGTCACCATGAAAGCCCATGACGCCGCCACCGAAGAATTGTCGTTCCGAATGGAATTCGGGTCGGTGAATCCGGGGAGTATCGGATCATGGGAGGCGGGCGAGTCGGTGGAGGCGTCGACGTCTCATACTGTCCCCGCCGAACCGGTCTGGGGGACCTCCGCCTAATGCCATCCCGGGCACGCGTCCTCTACGAGTTGGAATATCGGATCGGATCGCTCTCCAACATGTCGGAGAGGCCTCTAGGAGCCTCCCTGTACGTCGGTTTTCTCCTCGACGGAGGCGAACCCCGCAACGAGGAGAAATTCGTCTCTTGGGTCGACCTCGTCGAAGATTTCGACGCTCTCCTCGAACAGGTCTCGACCTTTCTCGACGAGGGGGACCCTACGACCGGGGAGACCTCTCCGAGTCTCCCCTCTACCTCCCGACCCTCCTCGCCCGACACTGGGGAAACCTAAACCCTATGGTCGTCGTCGACCTCCCCGACGAGATCGTCGCCACCATGATCGCCGTCCTCGCCGCCGAGGCGAAAGAGGCGAAACGGGTCGAGGCCCGGGCGAAAGCCCGGAGCGCGCGGAGGCGGTCGTCGTGACCTCCGAGGGTTTCACCGTCGCCAACCTCGCCGAGGTCCGGGGGGCGCTCCGCAATTTTCGTTCCGACGTCGCCGACCTCGAAACCGAGGGGATCGCCGCCGCCGCCGCCCCGATCGCCGACGCCGCCCGGGGTCGGGTCGCCGGAGTACAGGGACGGAGGATCGCCCAGTATTTGAGGGTCGAGGCGGGGAAACCGCCTCGGATCGTCTGGGGAGGGTCGTCGGTGGTCGTCTCCGGAGGCGGGACCGTCACCGACCTCGCCGGAGGCGTCGAATTCGGGGGACCCTCCTATTTCCCCCGAGGCGGACACCGGTTTCCCGCCCCGAACCTCCCCGGGGGCCGGTACCTCCTCCCCGCCGTCCGGGAGGGGACCGGATCCGTCGCCGAGGATCTGGGACGTCGGATCGTGAAAGCGTGGAATAGGGCCGCGCGGAGGAGCCGGTAATGGCCTCCGAGGCTCTCATCGTCGAATTGGTCGCCAAAGTCTCCGACGCCACTCGGAAGATCGAGGGGGTCGGATCGAAGATCGGGAGGATCGGGTCGGTGGTCGGCAAAGTTGGGGGGGCGATCGCCTCGTCGTTCGCCGTCGGAGCGATCGTCGATTTCGGTAAACAGGCGGTCGACTCGTATTCGACCCTCGAACAGTCGATCGGCGGGGTCGAGGCTGTATTCGGGGACGCCTCGAAAACGGTGACGGGATTCGGTGAGGCTGCCGCCGAGTCGGTCGGTCTCGCCGCCTCCGAATACAACACGCTTTCCACCCAGCTCGGCGGACTGTTGAAGAACTCGGGGATCTACCAAGACACTCAGGATCTCGCCGGAGCGACCAACGATCTGGTAACCATCGGAGCGGATTTGGCCGCTACCTACGGAGGGACCACCGCCGAGGCGGTCGCCGCCCTCGGCTCCGCATTCCGAGGCGAGGCCGACCCCGCCGAACGCTACGCCCTCAATCTGAAAGCCTCCGCGGTGAACGCAAAGGCGATGGAACTCGGCCTCACCGACGCCGAGGGGAAAGTCTCCGAGGCGGGGAAAGCTCAAGCGATCATGGCGCTGATAACCGAACAGTCCTCCGACGCCATGGGACAGTATGGAAGAGAGGCGGACACCGTCGCCGGGAAACAAGCCCGTCTCACCGCCAAATTCGAGGACGCCAAGGCGACTATCGGAGCGAAACTCCTCCCCGTCGTCCTCGCCCTATTCGAAGCGTTCGAACCTCTAATCCCGGTGATCCTCCAGCTCGTCGAGGCTCTCGCCCCGGTGATAACCGTGATCGGACGTCTCATAAAACCGATCGCCCAACTCGTCGCCGACCTCCTCCCCGGTCTCCTCCTCATCCTCAAACCGGTGACCATGGCGATCGAGGGTTGGGGACGTTTGCTCTCCTGGATTGTGGGACAGATCCGGAATCTCATCTCTTGGCTAGGAAAAGTCCGGGTCCCCTCATGGGTCTCGACCCTTGGGTCCCAGATCGGGAACATTTTCGGCGGACGGGGACGGTCCGTCTCCCGGGTCGGAACGGTCTCGGCGGGGACTGGGACGTCGGTCCTCGCCGGATCGCGTGCCGCGGCGTCGACGCTCTCGGTCCCCTCCGGGTCCCGGGGGTCGTTCAACGTTGTAATCCAATCCGGGGTCGGGGATCCGGTCGAGATCGGCCGGAAGGTCGTCGAATACCTCTCCGCCTACGAACGCGCGAGCGGGTCGACCTGGAGGCGGACGACTCCGACGGGGTTCGCCGTATGAGCACCCCCCGGATCGGGAACCGGACCGACCTTCAACCTCTCATCGAACTCGCCGGTCCGGGGATCGGATCGTCGGGGGCGGTCTACGACATCTCCGAATACGACGAAACGGAGTATGCGGGAGGGGCCGAGGACTGGGTCGCGGTCGAATGCGACGGGGTCACCGCGACGACGAGGAGGGGACGGTCCACCGCCGAGGACCGTTTCGACGTCGGTACCGCCCAAGTCACCCTCCGCAACCCCCAAGGTTTCTACTCGGTAGGAGGCGGGACGTTTACCGCCCCTCTCCGTCCCGGGCATCGGCTCCGGGTCTCGGTCTACATTTTCGGGGTCGGGGCGATCCCGGTCTATACCGGGACCGTCGACAAGGTCGTCGACCGGGTCGACGTCGACGGGTCCGCCCTCACTTTCATCACCGCTACCGACGCCCTCTCCTATTTCGCCGCCTACAACAATCCCGCCGAATCCCCTCAAGGGGCCGGGGAACTCTCCGGGGCGAGGGTTAATCGGATCCTCGACGACGTCGGATTCGCCGCGTCGAGGAGGTCGATCGACCCCGGATATGTCCCCCTCCAGGAGACCACCCTCGCCGATAACACTCTCGCCGAGCTCCTACTCACCGCCGACTCGGAGGGCGGAGCCTTATACGCCTCCGTCGACGACAAACTCGTATTCCGCGACCGGTCTTGGCCCTACTGGGGACCCCCCGAGTTGTACGCCACCGTCACCCCTCCCGCCGACGGAACCCCCCAGATCTGTCCCGCCGACGTCCGGGAGCCGTTCCGGGATCGTGCCCGGATCCGGAACTCGGTCACCTTGGGGAGGGTCGGAGGTTCGGCGATCACCGTCACCGACGGAGCCTCGATCGCCACCTACGGACCCCGGTCGGTGCAACGTACCGACCTCCTATGTGTCTCCGACGCTGACGTCCGTCTCCTCGCCGCCCGTACCGTCGCCGGTCTCTCCGAGCCGATCGTCCGGATCCCGGGCGTCGAACTCCGCCTCGACGACGTCACCGTGAGCACCGACGAGATCGTCGCCGCCCTCGCCCTCGGATTCGGGTCGATCCTCCGGGTCGAGGTCCCCGCCGAAAACTGGTCGTATTGGGCGGACGCGGTCGTCGAAGGGATCGAACACCGTTTCGACCCCGACACTTGGACGGTCTCGTTCGCCACCGACCGGACCGCGGTCCTCCCCTACCTCGACCCCGACGAACCGGTCTGGATTCTCAACGAGTCGACCCTCGACGAAACGACGGTGCTCGCATGAGACCCGGAGAGTTCGACCCCGGATACAAGGTCCCCGCCGCCGATTTGGACCTCTTGCCCGCCGGGATCCTCGCCTACGCCCAAGTCACCGCCAACCAATCGGGGATCTCCACGATCGCTGATCTGACCGGTCTCGCCGTCACGGTCACGACCCCGGTAGGACGTTGGATCCGGATCACCGGTCACGCTGGAGCGCTCCGACAGAACACGTCGCAAGGGTCGATCGTGGGGACGTTCCGGGAGGGGACGACCATCCTGGGACGTTGGACGACCGCCACCGTCGTCGCCGGAGGGTTCGGACCCGGGCAAGGTTCGCTCGTCGTACAGGGGGACGGAGCCTCCCACACCTACAAACTGTCCCTCCAGACCTCCACCGGGACCACCGACCTCCTCGCCGACACGGGAGGCTCCCAAGGTCCCGCATACATTCTCGCCGAGGACATAGGAGCCGTCGTCTAATGCCGGTAGACACTTTCGGGAATCCCACGTTGGTCGCCGCCGGGGGAGCCGTCGACGCCGCCGGGGAGAACGCCCGTACCCTCCGAATCGTCCGCACCTATCCGACCGCCGCCGACCGGGACCAAGATCTCCCGACCCCCCATGAGGGCGAGGTGATACACGTCGCCACCCTCGGACCTCAGATCTACGAGGGGGGAGCGTGGAAAGGTCTCCGTACCGCCGACGACGAGGTCCCTTGGTCCCTCGTCACCGGGAAACCGACCTACTACCCGACCCAATGGTCTCAGATCACCGGGATCCCCTCGGCGACGACCTCCCAAAAAGGGATCGTCGAACTCCAGAACTCGGTCGGTACCGGATCGACCACCTTGGCTCCGACCGCCGCCCTCCTCGACGTCACTTGGGACGCCGCCAGTGATGCGAAAGGGATCGCTCAAGCCGCCCTCCCCAAATCGGGAGGGACGATCACGGGAGGTCTCACCGTCGCCGGGGCGGGGACGACGTCGAACAACACTCTCCCTGGATGGCGACAGCTGTCGACCTCGGACCGGTCTCTAAACGCCTTGGTCTCCTCGGTCCGGTACAAACGGGCGATCGAACCCGTCGACACCGACGAACTCGTCGCCGTCGTCCGGTCCGCGGCTAGGAAGCTGATCTCATGGGAGGAGCGGGGATCCCCGGACGGGTCGCCGAGGTTTACCGGGATCTCCGCCGAGGACGCCGTCGGCATCGTCCCCACGTCGGTCGCCTACGACGACAAGGGTCGCCCCGACTCGGTCGACCCGGCGAACGCGTTCGCCGTCCCATTGGTCGCCGCGGTCGCCCAGCTCCTCGACCGGATCGACGAGCTCGAGCTACAAGTCCAAGCCCTCCAGTCCGCCGGCGGGAGAAAATGAGGCTTAGAAACGGTCTCCCAACAGGGGTTTTATAAAATGAGTGCCTCGACGCTGTATTCGGCTCTCGTCGAGGCCGGTCTCACCGTGAGGACCTATTCGGACTGGGACGACCGGGGATACTCATGGGCGAAGGGGAAACCGGTCGGAGTGATGATCCACCACACCGCCCCTCCGGTCCCGTTCCCCCCCGAGTCTCTGGTCGGGGACAAGTTGAAAGCGAACGTGAACACGAAACCCGACG